CGTGCGGACTATCAGACGTTACGCCCTGAACAAAAGCACATTTTTACCAGCAATCTTAAGTACCAGATCCTATTGGATAGTGTACAAGGGCGTGGTCCTGGGATGGCTTTTATCCCTTACTGCTCACTCCCTGAACTAGAAGCTTGTATGACTATCTGGGAAACTATGGAGATGATCCATAGTCGTTCCTATACATACATCATCAAGAATGTATACTCAGACCCTACTGAGGTATTTGATACTATTCTCGATGACGAGAAGATTATCGAACGTGCTGCAAGTGTCACTAAAGCATATGATGAGTTGATTGCAATGGCCCATCAGTATGATACTGGTAACATGTGGCAATCCGACTTCAAGGATAGTCCAACAGCACAATGGGAAAAGAAAGAACTCAAACGTAAACTTTATCGTGCAGTTGTAAACGTAAATATTCTTGAAGGTATTCGTTTCTATGTTTCTTTTGCATGTACGTTTGCTTTTGGTGAACTTAAACTGATGGAAGGATCTGCAAAGATTATCTCCTTGATTGCTCGTGATGAAAGTCAACACCTGGTAATCACTCAGAATATTCTTAAGAACTGGGCGAATGGTGATGATCCTGAGATGTTAGAAATCATGCAAGAAGAGGAAGAGAACGTTTATGCAATGTTCAAGTCTTGTGTAGATGAAGAGAAAGATTGGGCAGAATATCTGTTCAAAGATGGATCTATGATTGGTCTGAATGCAAAACTACTTCATTCTTATGTTGAGTATATTGCTAATCGTCGTATGAAGTCTATTGGTCTGAAACCAATCTTTGACACACCAATGTCAAACAATCCACTGCCATGGACTCAACACTGGTTGAACTCTAAGATGATGCAGAACGCTCCTCAGGAGACTGAAATTGAATCGTATGTCATTGGAGGTATTAAACAGGATGTTAAGAAAGATACGTTCGCTGGTTTCCAGTTATGACGAAAGATTCTTTGCCTGGTTGGAAGGTAAAAGCACTACAGGATCCAAACCTGCCAGACAGTCACTGGCAGGTCCTGAGACTAGGACCGACGAGTCTAGCAGAAGCTTTTATTCTCCAAGCAATAAAATGGAAATACCAGATCCGTGGGATTAGGGAGTCTTAGGACTCCCTTTTTTTGTATCTAAATAAAGGTGGTAGGGTATAAGTTTATGTTGTCAACAGAATATCGTTTGCGGATGGAATATATCTGCAAACGAATTGCTAATAATGAAGAGGTTCAGATAAACGACATGATCTGGGCCCAGAAACTAGCTAAAGCGAATAGATCAGCGGAATCAATGTTGCGTATGGCTAGGAGACAATCGACGCTTCCAGACGCGCCTGAGGGTGGCTTAGACGATTTTATGAATAGGATGGACCTAGGAGATCCCGATCCATCCAATCACCGTACAGGGTTCTCTGGTGCAGATGAAATCGTTGATTGGTTTAGACAAGAAAAATCTGATGACTGGAGACAGAGGGATTGACAAACATCTAATATCCCAGTAAAATAACTCTGCCAGGGTTGAAAGGGAAATATATAGCTTATATTTAAATCTATAATATGAAACCTCAGAGTGCAAAAGCGAAGGGAAGAAATCTGCAGAAATGGGTTAGACAAAAATTAATTGAAGCATTAGATATTCATCCTGAAGATATTGAATCTAGAAGTATGGGTGCTGGTGGAGAAGATCTTATTATGGCACGTGCTGCTAGAGAGAAATTTCCACATAGTATTGAATGTAAGAATGTAGAAAAATTAAATGTATGGGAAGCTTATGAACAATCAAAGGCAAATTGTGGTGACTATGAACCTATAGTTGTTATGAAAAAAAATCATAAAAAACCACTAATTGTTGTGGATGCAGAATATTTTATTAGTCTTTTTGATAAATAAAATTGCCTTACCTTTTTCACTATGGAGTCAAATCCAAAGAAGAAAGAGGAAACCAAAAAGGAAAACAAATTTGAGTGGGCTGATGAAGGGGTTTCTACCCTAGTGAGAGTTATTATATTGGGCTGGTCAGCAGCAATTCTGACCCTTAATTATGTAACTGTTCCTGGGATTCCTCAAAAAAACATCGATCCTACTTTTATTGCATCTGTCTTCACTGGTACGCTAGCTACTTTTGGCGTTGTACCTGCTAAAAAGAAAGAAGAAGAAAAACAAAAAGAGGAAAAGAAAGATGAAAAAATTTCTTAATAAAGGTGCCGGAATGATCGGTACAGTACACGTTGAGTGATTTAAAATGCAAAAAGTAATTAATGTTATTGCACTTCTATCTGGACTGACTTCATTGGCAGTTATCGGTGGAAGTGTTTATGTTATCGTAAATCAAGAGACATGGCAGGAACGAGCAAAAGAACGATTGACTGAGGTTATTACTGAAGGTGTTACTAGAGCTCTTCCTGATCTTCTTGATGCTGCAATGCCAGAACTACCAGAACTCACTGGTCCTGCTATTCCTAGTACAACAGGACCTGCTATTCCTAAACTCCCATGAGTATATTCAACCACGAAAAAGAAGATTATATACCAGCATCACAACCTAAGAAAAAATCTCCTCTGAAAGTTGTTGCTATTGCTGCAGGAACGTTGTTTGCAGTCTCTCATATTGGACTGCTAGGTTATCTTCTGAAAGAAGAACCGAAGGTTCAACAACCTCCAACATTTAATCTTCCTCGTGGTCCTTATTCCTCATACAGAATTAAAGCTGGTAAGGATGGATATGAAATTGAATATCGTGCAGATGACCCTAAGATTTTAGAATCAGAAAGATCTCTTGATCTTGATAAGGAGAAGAGGGGATTCTTTGGTGGTGGTACAGAACAACGTCAAGAATATCGTCGTGATCAGTACACCAGAGAAGGCACCCGTAACATGGGAGGTGCAATAGGTGAAGAGGGAAAGTCTGCGAAAGAAGTAGAATGTTTGATCGCGGACGCTGGAGCACGGTCACAAGGTGCAATGGCAGGAACCGCAATCGCTAGTGGTGTTGCTGTACCTGCACTTGCTAGTATTCCATATGTCGGATGGTTAGCAGGTGGTTGGGCACTACTCTTAGGAAAACAAGTTGGTGAAACTGTTGGATCTGAAGTTGGGTCTGCATTCAATGACTGTTAATTAAAGTTTGGTGAGTTTCGTTAAATAAGAAGTATTCTTATTTAAAGTTATGTCACAAACGACTTACAAGAAACAGTCAAAGAAAGAGGCGCAAAATACTTTCTTCCTGTATGTGTTCTTCCATTCTATTTGGACAGGAATTTTTAAATTATTTGAGGACTGATGGAAATTAAAGAGATTAATATTAGTGGTGTTAGTATACCTGATATCACGGTGGTAGATTCTAGTAATTATTCTTCACCTCCCATCCCTGTTGCTCCTCCAGTAACAGTAAATATTGGTGTCCCTATCGTTGACATCCCTGGATGTGTAGAGGCACATGAAACAAACAACCCGAAGAACAACGAAATCAAGTCTGATGACGAAAGAGGATTGGTTACGTATTGTGATTCTGGCATCCCTAGTTTTAATCCTATTCAGTTTGAACCTGAACAGATGATTCTTACGGAACCTGCTCCTGTTCCAAAAACCAAGGCACCAGACCCACCAGAAACACCAGAAGTTAAACCACCAGACACAAAGGTTCCTGTTACTACTGCTAATATAGAATGTCCTACCAAGGTACAACAGGCACAGGAACCTGTTGGATCTTTCGTGGAAGGTTTTAGAAAGAAGGTTGTTGGTTATGAACTAATCGACAACACTTGTGTACAGATAACAGAAAAAGTCCCACTACCTACACAAATAGTAGCGGGACTTCCTAGTGGTGGACAAGTTGTACAGGTTGGAGGTGTTGCTGTTATTGCGACAACTTCGGCACTGCTTGCAAAACCTCTTGCTGATCTTTTGTTAAAAGCGGTGAAACCTGCCGTGAAGAAAGTGATGAAGAAGATTGCCTCGATAAGGGGTAAGAAGCCCCCAGTTTTGTCTGTAGGGGAGCGCCGAGCAGAGCAGCGTCAGATGAACCACGCTGTGAAAGTTCTTCGTTCTTACTTTCCGAGGAGGAAGAAGAAGGGATAGCATGGACGTGTGGATGCTGGTGTCCTGGTGGATTGTTTACCACTACATCAGCACACACTTTATAGTAAGGACTCTTGGGGTGGAATTGTATTCCACGTAACATCAAATCGCCACAATTCTTGAGACGAGCGATCTCAAAATCCAATCTCTTGTTAGCAACTAACTGATTATTCAATTCAATCTGTGTTGCTGCTGCTTCCTTACATAGTGCTTGTAACTTTTTATCAGTTGGTGTACTCCATGTCATAGAGAAACCAATGCCAAGACTATAGTTATCCTTCTGTCCAGTTCTTGTCGGTTGGTAGTATAAAATATCTCCTGGATTATCAGGAGCACCATCCCCAATTGGGTTGCCATCACCATCAAAATCACCTGTTAAATCTCTCATGTCATAGACAGGAGTATCGTAGTAATCTTCGTATGGTTTAGAAGCAGAAACAGATCCTGTTACGTAAGGGGTGAAATTTCTGGTAGGTCCTTGACACTGGATACCTCCTCCGTAGGTGTTGGTGATGTATGGCCCTTGTAAAACTTGTATCGCTTGATTTGTAACAGAACCACTAGAATTAGCAACAGGAGCAGCTGTGGCGCTAACACCACCAACATTAGCCAGTGCTTGAGACGGGAAGAATACACTTGTAATACCTATTGCGAGAAGATTGATGTAGTGTCTGTTACGCTTGTCACCTCGGTCGTTCTTTGAATAATCGTGTGATTTTGTAAACCAGGACCCGAGTATGTTTCTGTGAACTGAAACGCTGCTCCTGGTGTTGTTTGTGTGAACGTTGGTTTGCTTGTTACGCCTGTCCATGTCGAAGTCACTCCATCTATAGTTACATTATTTGTTCCTGTGCCAGGTGAAAGATTTCCTGACGCTGTAATACCACTTCCTGTAGCAGAATATTGATATCCTGTACTATAATCCATCGAATTGATGGTCTCAGTAATTTGTTGTGTTGTTTCAGTATGGCTAGTCATCGAGCCCTGTGTAAAGTTAGGCACCACGGGTACGGCTTGTGCCGCCCCGTGAAAAGCACCTAAAATTAAACCAAGACCGATCGCTTCTTTGAGTCGATCCATGATATACCTCAGTCGATAACTGTGATCTCCGTCACGAATTGTCCCGTAGCAGATGTTCCTGCTCCACCAGCGGTCAATGCCATAGCATGTGAACTATCGATAGTGCCTGCTAGAGAACCAGCAGTTCCAGCTGTGTAAGCAGTAACGTTTGAGAAGTTTGGTGTATCTCCTGTTGTTACTGCTGCTGTTGGAATAGCATCTTTCACAGTCATTGACTCACTGAATGACCAATCCTCGCCTGCAGTATGAACATCATATGTTCCTGCAGTTCCAAGGGTGCCCATGGTAGTGACAGAAATGTTAGAACCAGATGCAGAGTAGCTGTCTCCGATTCTAACTGCAGTAGAGCGTGCTGCATCAACAGTCAGTTGGACACTTGAAGCATGTTTTGATACAATTCCACCAGCGTTAGCAGCAGTAGCGGTCATCAGTAGCATAGCAAATGGTAGAAACTTTTTCATAACCATTTATAAAGTGTGGATCCTTATTTATTTATCATTCAACGTGTACTGTACCGATCATACCCGCACCTTTGTGTGGAGCACACCAATAAGTGTAGTCACCTGCTTCAGTAAAAGTTACATCGAACTCTTCACCAGGCATTAATGCTAGTGCTTCGTGATCTAGTTCAGGATGATCCTCGACAATTACATTGTGAGGTGGTAGCATGTTGTTGACAAAGTGAACTGATTCTCCTGCAGAAATAGTAACCTCTGCTGGAGAGAATACGAGGTTGCCATCGGCACCCATCATGACATCTACAGCCCAAGCAGGTGCAGCAAGAAAGAGTGTAGCTAGTAGTGCGAAAAAGAATTTCATGAGAAATTAATTAGCTACCTTATCTAGGTAGTCACGTTCGCTTTTATACAAAAAGTCCATTTTCTTATCAAAATATATTTGGACTCCCTGACTTAACTCAGGCAGCAACCATTCATCTACGCGATAGCAGTATTGCCAGTTCGCGGGTTGGATACAATTCATTACCACAACTGACCAGAATGCAGTTACATAATTAAAAATTGTCAGCATTATTCAATAAGAGTTCCGTGTGCTCTACGAATCTCACGTAGTTCTTCAAAGTTCTTTTGTTTGGTTCCACCATCGTATGCCCATGCATATCCTTCGTCAATCATCTGCTCGTTCAACGATAGTTCTGCATCTCCAATATATAACCAACCAAGAAGGCGACCATACTTACCCACACCACCAACCAATTCAGTTCTAATGACGAGATCATCATCACCCTCAATAGCGCCTTCTAGTTTTTCTTGTAACCAGACTGTTGCATCGAGACCCAATGCTTTTTCTTCGAGATCTCTGGTTCTTTTCTCTGGCGTGTCCACACCAGCAACTCTAACTCTCTCTTTTTTATAAAGGTCAAAACCGAGATCAATCGTGACAT